GCTCAACAAGCCCAAGTAGGTGCATTGCAGACGATTGAGAAAGCTCATCCTGATTATTTAAGTGTAGCACAATCTGAAGACTTTGCTTCTTGGATTCAAGGATCGAAGGTACGGATGGAATTATTTGCTAAGGCAAACAACTACGATGTAGATTCAGCGTTAGAACTGCTAGAGACTTACAAGTCTATTCGCAACGTCAAACAACAAAAAGTAGAAGCTACTAAAGCTGCTGACGAATCGCTGAAGAAGGTCGATGAAGAGAACCGAAGCAAAGCACTTAAGACTGCTGCTGTCCAACAAGGTGGCACTGGAGAGTCAACAAAACCTGTTTATCGTCGTGCAGATCTTATTCGCTTAAGAATGCAAGACCCAGCTAGATACGAAAGCATGGCAGATGAAATTCTACAAGCTTACGCAGATGGTAGGGTTAAATAACTTTAATTTAATTTTAGGAGATTTAAAATGGCTTTAACTCAAGCTGCATATCCAGGAGGCTCAGCCTCTATTGTCAACAAAACTAATGCTGACAAATTCATTCCAGAAATCTGGTCTGACGAAGTAATCGCTGCATATCAGAAAAACCTAGTATTGGCTAACTTGGTCAACAAAATGACTATGCGTGGTAAGAAGGGCGATACGCTCCATATTCCTAAGCCAACACGTGGTGCTGCTTCTGCTAAGTCAGCAAACACTGTTGTTCGTGTCCAAGCTGATACTGAAACTGAAGTATTGGTAACTGTCGACAAGCATTTCGAATACTCACGTTTCATTGAGGACATCGTCGAAGTTCAAGCTTTGGCATCACTCCGTCGCTTCTACACAGAAGACGCTGGCTATGCTTTAGCTAAGCAAGTTGACGACGAGTTGTTCCAACTTGGTAAAGCTTTTGGTGATAGCGATGGTGCTGACTGGGTTCACTCCAACAGCTACTTTATCGACGCAACCAACGGCTTGTCTACCTACGCTGTTGACACTGTTATCACTACTGACGTATTCACTGATGCTGGTTTCCGTGCCTTGATCAAGAAGATGGACGATGCTGACGTTCCTATGGATGGTCGCTTCTTCGTTATTCCTCCTTCTGTTCGTTCTACGATCATGGGTACAGACCGTTACAATAGCTCTGACTTCGTTGATGGTCGTGGTGTTCAGAACGGTCAAATCGGTAGCCTCTATGGTATCGACATCTACGTTTCGAGCAACTGCCCTGTTATCGAAACTGCTGCTGATAACACCGCTGGTGATGACATCAAAGGTGCAATCCTTGCTCATAAAGATGCAATGGTATTGGCTGAGCAAATGGCTGTTCGTTCACAGACTCAGTACAAACAAGAGTACCTAGCTACTCTGTACACTGCTGACACCCTCTTCGGTGTTAAGACTGTACGTCCTGAGGCTGGTTTCGTTCTCGCTGTTCCAGCTTAATAGTAGTTCCTAAGACTCTCCAGCTTCGGCTGGGGAGTTTTCTTTAAGTGCATTCGATGAGTGTATTTAAACAAATGAAATACTGTTATAAATGTAAGCAATCTAAAGAACTTGATTTATTTGGTAAAAATAAGTCTCGGAAAGATGGTTTAGCAGATGAATGCCGTCCTTGTAAACAAGAACAAGATAGAGATTATGCTTTACGAAACAGAGAAAAAGCAAAAGACAGAGCGTCTAAATGGTACTATCAAAATAAAGAATACGCTTTACAGAAGAATAAAACTTATTCAATAGAATGGCGAAAATACAATAAAGATCGTCATGCTGCACATGAGAATAAGCGAAGAGCATTAAAACTAAACGCAACACCAAATTGGTTAACTAAAAAACATCATCAACAAATAGAAGCATTTTATTGGTTAGCTAAATTACAAGAAGAATTAACAGATACAAAATATCATGTTGATCATATAATACCTTTAAAAGGTAAAACAGTATGTGGGCTTCATGTGCCTTGGAATTTACAAGTATTATCTGCAAAAGACAATTTAAGTAAATCAAATAAAGTTTAGGAAGGTAGGGTAAAATCATAGGTATTTACCGAGGACCCGGCGGATCTGGTGACGCTACTGAAGACGCAGCTAGTGAAGTATTATTAGCAGTACAGGCTAAAGAAGCAGCACAGGCTGCACAGGCTGCTGCAGAGGCAGCTCAAGCTGCTGCAGAACTTGCAGAGACTAACGCAGAAACTGCAGAAACAAATGCAGAGACAGCAGAAACCAATGCCGAAACTGCAGAGACTAACGCTGAGACTGCTGCGACTAATGCTGCAAGTTCTGCTTCTGCAGCTTCAACCTCTGCATCTAACGCTGCATCATCTGCATCGGCTGCTTCGACCTCAGCTAGTAATGCTTCTACATCTGCAACAAATGCAAGCAATAGTGCATCTGCTGCGTCTACTTCAGCGACGAATGCTGCGAATTCTGCTTCAGCAGCTTCTACTTCCGCTACTAACGCTTCTAACTCTGCGTCCGCCGCAGCAACATCTGCCACGAATGCAAGTAACAGTGCTTCCGCAGCAGCAACTTCAGCGACTAATGCGTCTAACTCAGCTACTGCAGCTCAAACTGCTGAAACAAATGCAGAAACTGCTGAGACTAACGCTGCTGCTTCTGCGTCTGCTGCCTCAACCTCAGCAAGCAATGCTGCTTCGTCAGCTTCTGCTGCGTCTACCTCTGCAAGCAATGCAGCTACTTCAGCTACTAATGCAAGTAACTCTGCCAGTGCTGCTGCTACATCGGCTACTAATGCAAGCAACTCTGCGTCTGCAGCGTCTACCTCAGCAACTAACGCAAGTAACTCAGCCTCTGCTGCTGCAACTTCAGCGTCTAATGCTGCAGCTTCCTATGACTCATTCGATGATCGTTACTTAGGTGCTAAGTCTTCTGCTCCTACGCTTGATAATGATGGGAATACTCTCTTAGTAGGTGCTTTGTATTTCGATACCGTAGCAAACTCTATGAAGGTCTGGAGTGGTTCTGCTTGGTTAGATGCTTATGCCTCCCTCTCTGGTGCTTTACTTGCTACCAACAATCTTTCTGATTTAAATAATACTGCTACTGCTAGAACTAACTTAGGAGTAGCAATTGGTGTTAATGTTCAGGCATATGATCAACAATTAGCAGACATCGCTGGATTAACTCCTTCGGATAATAACTTTATTGTTGGTAACGGTACTAACTTTGTTACAGAATCTGGCTCTACTGCACGAACCAGTTTAGGACTTGGTAGCATTGCTACGCAAGATTCTAGTAATGTCACAGTTACTGGTGGTTCAATCAACGGCACTACTATCGGTGCATCTACAGCTTCTACAGGTGCATTTACTACTTTATCTGCTACAGGTGTTACTACAGTTCAAGCAGGAACAGTATCAGCACCTGCTATCACCACATCAGGCGATACCAACACAGGTATATTCTTTCCAGCAGCCGACACTATTGCCTTTACAGAAGGTGGTGTTGAGAGCATGCGTATTGACTCTAGTGGTCGAGTTGGTATTGGTACAACTTCGCCAACGCAACAATTAGATGTTACAGCAACAAGTTCTGCAACCTCAATTATTGTTGCCCAAAACACAACGGCAACTAGCGGTGGCGCACAACTAAGGGCTGGTAATCCTCAAAACCTTTTTATCATTGGTACTGATAGCAATGGTGGTGGATTAACTGGAACAGCAAACTCAAGTTTTTTCTACACTACTAGCACCTCTCCAATTGTGTTTATGCCAAACGCTACAGAACGGATGCGTATTACCTCTGGTGGTGATTTAGTTGTTGGCGACACAACTTCAGGCGGTTATGTAATTTCTGCAAAAAAGACAAATGATAATTGCTTAATGAGATTAACAGCCGTTACTGCTGGTGGTGCTGGAATTGATTTAGTAAACGCTGGTGGTTCTGAAGTAAGTTACATAAATGGTAGCGGTAATAATGTACTAACATTTAGAACTGGTGGCACAGAACGGATGCGTATTGATTCTAGTGGTAATGTAGGTATTGGTACTAGTAGTCCTAGTACAAAATTAGAATTAAATACAGCAAGTTCTTATGGTGGATTGAGAATTAAAGGCACAAGTTCTGCATCTAATGGTTTTGAAATGGCTATTGGTTCTGACGGAGTAACAGGACATCTTTGGCTTTACGAAAATTCAGCGATGAGGTTTGCAACTAACAACACAGAACGGATGCGTATTACCTCTGGTGGTATGGTAGGTATTAATGTTACCCCTGCCGCTTGGGGTGGAAACTTTAGAGCAATACAAATTAATAATGGTTCATTTTCCGCGGATAGCACTAACAATACCCAAATTACACATAATGGCTACTATGACGGAAGTGAATGGAGATATATCAGTGGGTCAGCTAAAGCAATAAACATATATTTTGATAATTCTGGCACTATTAATACACGAACTGCAACTGCAACTGGAACTGCTGGAGGCGCTATAAGTTGGACTGATGGACCATACATCACTAATGGTGGCACATCTTGGACAAACGCTTCTGATGAAAAACTTAAAAATATTACTGGTGAAATTTCTGATGCTATTAATAAAGTTCAGTCTTTGCGAGCTGCAAAATTTACTTGGAAAGCAGACTCTACAAACAAATCACAAGTAGGTTTAATAGCCCAAGATTTACAAAAAGCATTGCCTGAATGTGTTGTTGTTCCAGAAAACGAATTAAATAGCGAAGGCAAACCAACATTTTTAGGTGTTAATTACGACCAAGTAATTCCACTTTTGGTAGCTTCAATTAAAGAATTAAACGCTAAAGTAGAAGCACAAGCAGCCGAAATAGCATTACTTAAATCTAAATAAGGAGCAGTAAATGGCAACATGGAACATTACCCAAACAGACTACGAAACCGCAAATGGTTTTATAACTACGGCTCATTGGACTTGCACAGAAGTCGATGGCGAATATAGTGCATCTGTATATGGCACTTGTGGCTTTAGTGGCACACCAACAATTCCTTACGCACAAGTAACAATGCAAGAAGTATTAGGCTGGTGTTGGGCTGGCGGTGTTGATAAAGACGCTGTAGAAGCTAGTTTAGCAGCTAATATCGCCCTACAGAAGAATCCTGTCCGTAGTTCTGGTACACCTTGGTAATTTAACTTTAATAGGAGAACAACGATGTCCGAGAAAAAAACACAGACAATCGTAATCGATGATGTAGAACACAGTCTTGATGATATGACCGATGAGCAAAAGATGTTGGTTAATCATTGCCTAGACTTAGATCGTAAGATTTCTTCTACACAATTTAACTTAGATCAGCTCAATGTTGGTAAGCAAGCATTTGTACAGATGCTAAAGCAAGCCTTAGAAACCAAAGAAGAAACCATAACGGAATAATCATGGCAGAGATAGACCCAATAGAGTACGGCAAGTTAGTTCACGCTGTAGAGAACTTAGAATCTAAAGTAAGTGCAATGGAGTACGACATCAAGAAGCTCGTAGCAATGGCTGAGAGGTCTAAAGGATCTTTGTGGGCTATCATGGGAGCTGCCTCAGTCTTTGGTGGCTTTGTAACTTGGATAGCTGACTTGGTGTTTAGAAAATGAGTAGACCACATTCCGTAGGCAAGGACTTAGTAGCTAATACTAAGACTACTATGTTTACTGTTCCAACTAGGAACATGGCTAAGTGGTTACTACTCTTTGCTACTAATC